TACGATTAAAAATCAAACGGAATCGTCAACGGACCTGTTTATCTATGGTGACATTATAAATAATACAGGTTGGAAATGGGATGACTCTGACATTATGCCCGATGATGTGAAAAATATTTTGGGGCAATTAGATGATAAAAGTAACCTAAATATCTATGTGAATAGTGGCGGTGGCTCTGTATTTGCTGGTTTAGCTATTTATAACATGTTAAAGCGAAATAAAGCTCAAAAAACTGTTTATGTGGATGGTGTAGCGGCTTCCATTGCTTCTGTAATCGCCCTAGCTGGTGATCGTGTTGTTGTCCCTTCTAATGCGTTCTTAATGATTCATAAGCCTTGGACCTATGCAGCTGGAAATGCAATTGATTTCCGAAAAGCAGCAGAAGACCTGGATAACATCGAGTCTGGAATTATGAATGTATATAAGGAAAATTTGAAAGAAGGCATCGAAATGGAAGTAATTCAGCAATTAGTAGATGCTGAGACTTGGTTAAGTGGTGAAGAGGCTGAAAAATACTTCAATATTGAAGTTGTGGAAGCAAAAGATGTCGCAGCTTGTAGTAGTGACTACTTTGATACATATCAAAAAACACCTAGTAAAGTAGTGGCGAAAGCGCCTTCTATTCCTAAGAAGGACCTGAATGAACAATTAAAAATACAAAATGCAATAGACCTGTTAGAACTGTAGGTCTATTTTTTGTGCCAAAACAAGGAGGAAATCCAGAATGGATAAACGTGAACAAGAATTACGTCAAAGAATTGCCGATTTAAAAGCGAAGGCTGAAGAGTTTAACAATAGCAGTAAATATGAAGATGCAAAAGCAAAAATTGAGGAAGCGAAAAACGTAAAAAATGAACTAGATAACTATCTAGCAATGAATCAAATTCAAGTGCCTGAACCTGTAAATTCACAAACAGGAGCATTACCTCCAGCACCAGTTAAAAATGAAGACGCATCATACAAAGAAGTATTTATGAAAGCCATTCGTGGCCAAAATTTAAGCAATGAAGAAGCAAACGTTATGCAGGAATATAAAGCAGCCCTATCTGAGAATACAGGTAAAGACGGTGGCTATATTGTTCCGGAAGGTATTACTACAACGATTAATCAGCTAAAACAAACGGTTGATAACTTAGAACAATATGTAAATGTACAACCTGTTTCAACAAATAAGGGAGCTCGTACATTAGAAAAGCGTGCGGCATCTACACCTTTCGCTCCATTATCTGAGTATGGAAACCCAAATGCGATGCAAGAAATCGCTTCACCACAATTTGATCGTTTGCCGTATGTGATTGAGGATTACGCAGGGTTCTTACCTGTACCAAATGATTTATTACATGATACGGATCAAGCGCTAGAAGCTTATTTACGTCAGTGGATTGCGAAGAAATCTATTGCAACTCGTAATTATTTAATCTTACAAGAAATCAACAAGTTAACAAAAGTGGATGTAAAAGATTATAAAGGCCTGAAAACAGCATTAAACGTTACGCTAGACCCAGCATTTTCAGCAGTTGCGAATATCATTACCAATCAAGATGGTTTTAACTATTTAGATGGGATTGAAGATAAGATGGGACGTCCTTTATTACAACCAGATCCAACGAACCCAACACGTCATTTATTCGCAGGGAAGCCTGTTATCATCTTATCAAACAAAACAATTGCGACAGACAAAGATGGGAAAGCTCCATTTATCATAGGAGATTTAAAAGAAGCGGTCGTACTTTGGGATAGACAGCAGTTATCGCTTGATATGACGAAAGAGGGTGGAAGTGCTTGGAGAGGGAATACAACAGAATTTCGAGCAATTGAACGTGAAGACGTGACGTTATGGGATACAGAAGCGGTTGTGTATGGACAAATTACAGTTACGCCTAAAACAGGGGCTTAATAAGGTAGGAGGTGTCCTTCTTGGTACTAACAGTAGAGGAAGCAAAAAAGTATCTTCGTGTGGATGGTGATGAGGAGGATGATCTCATTACATCTTTTGTAATCGCAGCTGAAATGTATATTAAAAATGCTACAAGTAACAATGTAGATTTGAAGAGCGAGCTTGCTAAACTAGCAACTCGTATTTTAATTGCTCATTGGCATGAAAATCGTGAAGCGGTTGGAGAAGCTGAACAATTAGCATTTAGTTTGCAGTCCATACTCGTTCAGTTGCAATACTGCGAGGGTGATTCCACATGAATCCAGGTAAATTAGATAAACGTCTCACATTTCAAGTAAAAGACGATGATGCAAAGAGCCCAGACGGCGATCCAATAGATGGCTATAAAGATTCCTTTACTGTATGGGGCTCTTTTATTTTTTTAAAGGGTAGAAAATATTTTGAAGCAGCCGCAGCAAATAGTGAGGTCCAGGGTGAAACAGAAATCCGATTTCGCACAGATGTGAATACTGATATGAAAATGAAGTATAAAAATATGATTTATGACATTGTTTCAGTTATTCCGACTGAAAAACACACATTATCAATCATGTGGAAGCGTGGTGAAATGAATGGCTGATGGTGTAGATGTATTAGGGTTTGATCGTTTGATGTCTGAATTAGAGCAAATGGGCCTACGTGGAGAAAAGATTGAAGATAAAGCTCTTGCAGCAGGTGGGGAGCAAATTAGAAAAGGTATTGCAGAAAGAAGTGAACCTAGAAGTTCCAGTCCTAAGAAACCATCGAAAAGTGAACCTTGGCGTACAGGTCAACATTTACTTGATAATATACGAGTTACGAAGGCGCGAAAGGAAGATGGCGTAAAAACCATTAAGATTGGAATAGATAAAGCAGATCGCTCTCCGTATTTCTATGGGAAATTTTTAGAATGGGGAACTTCTAAAATGCCAGCAGAGCCATTTATAGAACCAGGATTTCATTCTTCAAAAGAAGCCGCGATCCGTGCTATGACAGACATTTTGAAGAACGAAATGAGGTTGAATGTATGATGAATTTACGCCCTGAAATTGTACAAGCTCTTGAGAATAATCAGGAGCTTGTTTCTTTATTGGGTGGAAAACGCGTGTATTATCGTAAAGCCAAAAACGCTGAAGAGTTTCCAAGGATTACATTTTTTGAATTAAACAATAGTCCAGATGGCTTTGCAGATAACGAGGAAAGCGAAAGTGAAATCACATTCCAAATCGATATTTGGTCAAAGGGTAGTACAACAGCAATCCATCAAAAAGTGAATGAAATCATGAAAAGTATTGGTTTCTCGCGTTATGCGGTTGCTGATTTATATGAAGAGGATACACAAATTTTTCATTACGCGATGCGATTCGCGAAAGGAGTGGAGTTATAAATGGCTGGAGAAGTGATTAAAATTAGTTCGACTGTCGGTGTAGATAACCTTGTTTACGCGAAAGTATTGAAAGATGATGCGACAGGTGTTGAATACAGTTCAGTAAAGGTAATGGAAGGCGCTGTTAAGGTGAAGACGTCAAAAAAGGTATCTTCAGAAATTATGTGGAGTGATAATAAAAAGTCTGAAATAGCGGAATCTGATGGGGAAATAGAACTAGAAATTGAACTTCGCAGTATTTCGTTATCAACGAAAGCTGACATTGAAGGATATCCAGAAGTAAAAGACGGCGTATTAGACGAAAAGCGTGAGGGTGAAAAGCCCTATGTCGCAATCGGATGGCGCTTTTTAAAGGTGAACGGAAAATATCGATATGTTTGGTTACTAAAAGGGAAGCTTTCACAAGAGGAAGAAGAAGGCGAAACGAAGAAAGAGAAAGCGAACTTCCAAACAACGAAACTGAAAGGTTCATTCATTGAACGTGACTTTGATGATAGACCGAAATTTACGGCCGATGCTGATGAACCTACATTCACAAAATCTATCGGAGATAATTGGTTTCAGAAAGTATATGAAAAGGCAGTAATGCCATCACCAAAATAAACGGAAAAGAGGGAGACTCTCTCTTTTTTAACAGGAGGAAAAAAGGATGAAATTATCTTTACGAATCGATGGAGAACAACGAATGTTTTATATGCCAATATTTATTCCAGCTCGCCTGATACGTCAGGCTCCTGAGCTTGCGGATATTCCTAACAATCCGGGTCCGGAGGACCTGGATAAAATGGTCCAATATGTCGTAAAGGTGTACGGGGAACAATTTACATTGGATCAATATTGGGACGGTGTGGATGCGCGTAAGTTTTTATCGACCACCACAGAAGTCATTAACGCTATTATAAACGAAACGGTGGAAGCGGCTGGTGGTACACCTGGAACGGGAGAAGAAACAAACCCAAACGCGTAGAGGGAGGAGGGTTGACGTTCAGCGAGTTTATGGACGAGCTCTACCTCTCTTTATTACGTCAGGGGTATAAACACCATCATATCGATAACGAAATGGATATCTGGCATTATTTAAGACTTACGCAAAAAGAGCGCAGTCAAGATAACTCAAATAATGAAAATCCTAACGAAATAGAAGTTCCGGCAGAAAATATTATTTAATGGGGGTGAGACGATGGCAAATGAAATGAATAATTTAGTCGTTCGGCTTTCCCTTGATAATGTGAATTTCCGACAAGGTATTGCGAATTCGGGACGAGCGGTAAGGACATTACAGAGTGAATTGAAATCCGTAAGTACAGGGATGGGCGGTTTCGCTAGTGCGAGTCAACAAACACAAGCGAAAATGGATACGCTAAGTAGGCTCATTGACGCACAAAAAGAGAAAGTGAAGGCATTACGACAAGCCTATGAGCAAAATAAGGCTAAATTAGGTGAAAATGATGCCGCAACTCAGCGATATGCTTCGCAGGTCAATAAGGCAGTTGCTGATTTAAATCGTTTTGAAAATGAATTAAAGCAAGTAAATAAGCAAGCTGAACAAAAAGGGATGGATAAGTTACATAACTCTTTAAAATCCCTACAGGCTGAATTTCAGTCTATTACAACAGGCATGGGTGGTTTTTCCAATGCAACGGAACAAACACGAGCTAAAGTTGATGTTTTATCTCGTACGGTAGATAAACAAAAAGAAAAAATTAAGGAACTTCAACAATCCTATAATCGAGCCAAGACAGAAGAAGGGGAAGCAAGTCAGTTAGCGCAGCGATATGCCGAGCAAATCCATCGAGCGACAAGTGAATTAAATCGATTTGAAACACAATTACAGCAGGCAAACCGGGAATTGGAACAGCAGGGAAATCGACTTCTACATTTCGGGAATCGAATGGAGTCATTGGGTAATCATTTGCAAAATGCCGGCATGCAGATTGGTATGGTATTTGGTGGTATGACGTATGCAATAGGTCGAGGTCTAAAATTAGCTGTAGAAGAATCAATGAATTTTGAACAACAAATGGCTAACGTGAAAGCTGTGTCGGGGTCTACTGGAGAAGAAATGAAGAAGTTAAGCGAACTATCAGTGGAAATGGGAGAGAAAACAAAATTCTCATCTGTGGAAGCTGGTAAAGGTGTTGAAGAGTTAATAAAAGCAGGTGTTGGTTTAACGGACATTATGAATGGTGGGCTAGAAGGTGCTCTTAACTTAGCGACAGCAGGTGAATTAGAACTAGGTGAGGCGGCAGAGATTGCATCCACAGCCTTAAATGCATTTAAAGCAGATCACCTTTCAGTTGCAGATGCGGCAAATATTTTATCTGGAGCCGCTAATGCTTCAGCCACAGATGTACGCGAGTTAAAATATGGTCTTTCAGCTTCATCAGCGGTAGCGGCAGGAGCGGGTATGACATTTAAAGATACAGCTACAACGCTAGCGGTTTTTGCTCAAAACGGTTTAAAAGGTTCTGATGCAGGTACGTCACTAAAAACGATGCTTATGAGGTTGAACCCTTCAACTAAAGAAGCGTATAACAAGATGGCAGATTTGGGTCTTATTACTTATAAGGCGCAAGCTGGATTTGATTTCTTAGTTAAAAACGGTATCACACCGGCATCTAGAAGTGTGGGAGATATTGAAGTTGCACTAGAAAGCTATGTAATGAAAACGGAAGGTGTAAAGAAATGGAATGATAAGTGTGATACCACATTCCGTGAGTTAGCAACAAGTTCAGCTTTCTTATCATCAAAATTCTATGATCAACAGGGGCATATTCAAAGTCTAGAAAACATTTCAGGAACCCTTCATGAGTCTATGAAAGGTTTAACAGACCAACAACGAAGTATGGCTTTAGAAACGTTATTTGGATCGGATGCTGTACGTGGTGCAACTATTCTTTTCAAAGAAGGTGCGAATGGGGTAAACAGCATGTGGGATGCAATGTCAAAAGTTACAGCGGCTGATGTTGCGGCCACTAAGATTGATACGTTAAAGGTACGTCTTACATTACTAGATTCAGCGTTTTCCACAATGAAAAAGACAATTGGTGATGCACTAGCTCCTGTGGTTAGTGTTTTTGTTGCTGGTTTACAAAAACTTGTGGATGGATTCAATGCTTTACCTGGTCCAGTACAAAAGGCAATTGCGATTACAGGTGGGATAGTTCTCGCACTAACAGCAGTAGCAGCGGCAATAGGGTTAGTTCTTGCAGCAGTCGGGATGGTTATGTCAGGGATTGGAGCATTAGCAACATCATTAGGAATTGTTGGTGGTGCAGCTGGTCTTGCTAGTGCGGCGGTTGGATTTTTAGGAAGTGCAATAGGGTTATTGCTTGGACCAGTCGGTTTAATAGCAGCGGCACTTATTGGAACTGGTGTTGTCGCATATAAAGCTTATCAAAAAGCAACTGAGGATAGTATTGATTCTGTAGATCGATTTACTACAAATACAGAAGGGAAAGTAAGTTCCTCCACAAAGAAAGTTCTTGGTGATTATTTCAAGTTATCTGATGGCATTAGACAAAAGTTAACTGAAATTAAACTGAATCATGAAGTGATGACAACCGAACAAGCTCAAAAACTTGGTCAACAATATGATCAATTAACTGAAAAAATCCTTACAAAAGTTGATGAGCGTAAGCAAAAAGAAACAGAACGATTGAGAAAATTGTTTGCTGATTCATATGTTCTTACGAGTGAAGAGGAAAATAAAAGGCTAGAGTTATTAAATCAAAAATACGAAGATGAGAAAAGTAAAGTAGCAGAAAAAAATCGGAAAATAAAAGAGATTAATGACTTGGCGGCATCAGAACATCGGGAAAAGACACATAGTGAAAATGTTGCGATTCAAGCTTTACAAGACGAAATGGATAGAATAGCTGTTCAGCACATGACACAAAATCAAATGGAACAAAAAGTAATTCTTGAGAATATGCGTGTACAGGCTAGTGAAATATCGGCTAGACAAGCAGCTGAAGTTGTTCAGCATAGTGCGGAAGCTAGGGATAAAGTTATAGCGGATGCTAAAAAAACGCGTGACGATAAAATAGCTGAAGCTATTCGTCAACGTGATGAAATGGGTGGGTTGAATGCGCAAGAAGCTGATGCCGTAATCGTAGAAGCCAAACGTCAGTATGACAGTACGGTTTCAACAGCAAGAGACAAGCATACTGAAATTGTGAATGAAGCAAAAGCGCAGGCTGGTGAACATGCAAATCAAGTAGACTGGGAAACTGGTGAAATAAAATCCAAGTACCAAGTTATGAAAGATGATGTTGTTCAGAAAATGCAAGAAACATGGTCAGGTATAACAAAATGGTGGGAAGAAACAAAAACTTCGGCCAGTAATACGGTAGAAGAAATAAAAAATACAGTTTCAAGGAAATTTGAAGAAAAGAAAAAAGCTGTTACTGATAAAATGAAGGAAATAAAGAGCGATATTGAAGAAAAGTGGAACACGGTTGAAAAGTTCTTCAGCACAATCAATCTTTATTCAATAGGTAAAAGTATTCTCGAAGGACTTGGAAAAGGTATCGATGATGCATCTGGTGGATTATTTAGTAAGGCGGCAGGCATTGCAAATGACATTAAAAAGACTATTTCTGGGGCACTTGAAATAAATAGTCCAAGTAAAGTGATGATCCCTGTTGGTAGCGCGGTTCCAGAGGGTGTTGGCGTAGGGATGGATAAAGGGAAACATTTTGTCCTTGATGCAGCAAGAAATGTGGTTGGAACGGTTAAGAGACAGATGAGTACTATGCCATCTGTATTTGATT